TACACAACAAGATGGTGAGTGAAGGTAAAAACACATCAAGAAGAATAAGTACCCATAGGTTGTCCAGTTGAATATTTAACTGAACCACCATTTGGTGTACTAAAAGTTCTTTGAGACAACAGATATTGTCAACTTTGAGCAAGAGTTATATCATAAATTCTTGCTAAAAGTCTTTTCTGTAATTCTACAGGAAACCTATCTGTTGCCGAACTTAAGTCTAATGATCAGAAATTTTCTTTATTCAAATTTCATTTATGAAAAGGATCTTGAGTAAAAGTTCTATCACATGGAAGTTTTGTTAACAAAGACATAACTTTATCATGGATAGGTTTAAGATACAATTGTGAAAAATAATCACTAATTGCAATTAAACGTAACTTAGCCTCAGGATCTTTAATGAAAGATATCTTTCCTAAAGTTTTTACTTTAGAAGGTGTTATCATTTCATTAAAGGCTTTTGAATAATTCTTTGCAAAGAAGTCTCATCCATTGTCATCTGTTATCTTTATAATTTTATCCATCATTGGATAATTAAAGTTTAATAGATCTTGTTGACTAGACAAAGTAGCAGGTCCATTAGGACCAGCCTTTGTTGAAAGATATACATCTTTCTTTTTGTCAAAACTAGGATGAGAGCTATGCAAACCAAATTCCTTAACAAACTTGTTAATAATTCCTGAAGGTATAATTAATCTCATTTTTGATGGATCAGTTATACTATTATAATCAGGTTTTACTTTACTTCATTCCTTATCACTCAAATCTCAACTTCTTGTGAAGTTAAGAAGAGTTAATAAGTACTTTAAAGAAGTAGTAGTAAAAATACTATTATCAACAAGCGGCTTAAGGAATGAGAAAATTTTAGGTCAGCCTTCTTTATCTATACCAATAGACATATCATTAGTAAAAAGAGGTTGTCCACAAATGTACCTTGTACAATGTAGACGGACTCTTTTTAGATATTTTATTGTATATAGAGTTCCATGATTTTTAAGTAATTTGAAAATTACTTGAAAAAATGGACGAAGGTATTTCGATGTATCTATATTAGGAAATACTGTTATCATCAATCTTCACAAGATTTTGATATAGTGTTTCTTCATGTGGATATATTGAAAGACTACTTAAGGTGTAGAAACCTTGGGGGGGCAACCCTAATAAAATAGATTCTATTTTAACGGACCCTCCAAAACCAAGAGATAGGGACTCTAACCCATTCTTTACTGGTAAATAATTCACAAAAGAATTATTTAGGTCTTGGACCAATTTAAG